TTCCGTCCCGGCTTGCTGGTTCTTCAGCACCGCGGTCATCATGCGCGTGGCCGTGGCGTTGAAGGCCGCGCGGAACTCGAAGCTGGCCTCGACGCCCGCCGGCCCCTCGATCGGGGTCTTGGCAAGCGCCAGGTAGACCTCGTGCAGCGTGAAGGTGAGGCTGCGGTTGGCGTCGATGGTGAACGCGAAGGCGAACTCCGCCGCGGTGCCGTTCCCCGCCTGCGTCAGCAGCGTGGTGTCGGCGAAGCGTGCGGTGATCTGGCCGGTGGCGCGGGCGATGCCGGGATCCGCGCCCTCGATCTTGCGGTCGGCGCGGATGGTGCGCACCGCCTCCACGCTGTTCGAGTAGGCGAGCCGCGCGCCGGTGACCTGCGCCAGCGCGGACCCGGCGCGTGAGATGGAGCCCTGCGCCTTGTTGAAGGCGGTGTAGGCCGCTGACACCGGCGTGCCGCCCGAGGACGAGCCCGAGCGCGTCGAGCCCTGCGCCATGAGCTTGATGGTCGCGGTCGCCGGCCCGGTCGGGCTGAAGTCGATCTCCAGCGCGTCGGCGCGGACGCCGGCGCAGAGGTCATAGCTCGGCACATCGGGATAGCCGATCTCCATCGCCTGCGAGGGCAGCGTCGCCGCGCCTGAGCCGAAGGTGTGGGTGAAGTTCGGGTTGGTACCGGTGGTGGTCGGCGCGCCGAGCAGCAGGCGCAGCCAGTGGCCGATGTTGATCAGGTCCACGGGCACCACGACGTCGCCCTCGACCGTGACCGTGTCGAAGAACGGCGCGGCGGGATCGCGATTGCCGCCGAGGCCGATGACGTCGGCGTCCAGCAGCGGCTGCTCGGCGCCGAGGTTGCAGGACAGGAAGGGCACCCGCCGCCAGTTGCCGCCGGGCGCGGTGCCGTAGGTGACCTCGGGGATCATGAGCAGGCGCGAGTTCGCGCCGATGGCACGGGGCATGGGGCGTCTCCGGGAGCGGGATCAGGCCAGCGGCGAGCCGGCGACGGTGAAGGACAGCGTGACGGGGACGGAGGCGGCGCGGGCGGCGGCGGCGCCTTCGGTCTCGGCGTCGTCGAAGGAGGGCGCGCCGGGCTGCGCCCACTCGACCGCGCCGCCGAGGGTGCGGTCGCCGGCGACCGCGGTCGCAATGTCGACCAGCAGCGCGTCGAGCAGTGCGCCGGTGGCCGCGACGACCTCGACTTCCGCCCTGTGATCGACCGCCCAGGCGAGCGGCGAGAGGATCGCGGTCTCCTCCACCGTCTCGCCGTCGCGGACCACAACCAGTCCGCCGGCGGGAAGGCGCTGCGGGACGGTCTCGTTGCGGAGGACCTTCGGGGCGGGGTTCCGTACGGCCAGGGCGGCGCCCAGGCGGACGTGCAGGGCGGCCAGGGCCGTCTCGCGCGCACTCATGCCGCGCGTCCGGCTTCGGCTTCCCAGGCCGCCACGAAGCGCCGCGGCAGGCGCCGCAGGGCGCGCAGCGACGCCCCGCGCACGTCGAGCCGCTTGGCCAGCTTCACCTGCGGCAGCAGCAGGAACATCGGCACCATCCCCTGTTCGAGCAGGCCGCGCGCCCAGGCCTCGCGGCCCTTGCGATTGGCGGTGCCGACCTCGGCGACGCCGCCGGCGATCAGGCGGGTGCGCCGACGCCTGCCCGTTGCCGCGCCCTGACGCAGCGGCAGGCACCAGACGAAGCCTCGCCCCGAGCGGAAGGGCCGGAGGAAGCCCTGGCCGGAGGCGACCATCTGGGCAGGCGTGACGCGCAGCCCCTTGTCGCCGCGCCCGCGCCAGCCGCGGGCGGCGTTGAAGCCAGTGGCGATCGCGAGGAACCGCCCGCCGCCCTTCGGCCGGATCAGCGCACCGCGCTCGAAGGCGTCGATCACCAGCGGGGTCTTGCTCCAGACCAGGCCGGCGGCGCGCATCGACACACCGGTGCGCGGAAAGACCTGCGAGCGCCAGGCATTGGCGATGCCGCGCGCCTTGCCGCCGAGCGAGCCGGTGACCTGCTGGCGCAGTTCCCCCTTGAGCGCGTCGGTCTCGGCGCGCACGGCGCGGGAGGCGGCGCGCTCCCCGGCGCGGACCTCCTCGGCCAGTGTCTTGCGCAGGTCGCCGACGATGGCGGTGAGGCGCATGACCTACCGCCGGCAGAGCACGCGCCAGGCGGCCCCGGCGGCATCCCGCTCGGCGCTGTCCACCGTCAGCAGGTCCGCGCCGATCGCGAAGGTGTCGCCCGCCTCGACCGCCGCCAGCAGGGCGATGCTGACGGTCAGCACGTCGGTCGCGCGCAGCAGCGGCGTGTCGAAGGCGTCCACCACGCGATCGGGGCTGGAGCGCAGGATGCGGAGGGACACGGGCGCGCCGGTGCCGGCGGCACGGTAGGTCGCCTCGACGCCGAGGTTCGGATCGGCCGCGAGCACCGCCAGCGCATCGTCGAACACGCCCATGACGGGTCAGCCGAGCCCGAGCCAGGAGGCGAGCTTCGCGCCGACCGCCGCGCCGACGATGCCGCCGGCCGCGGCCGCACCCGTCGCAGGAATTGCCGGCGACGTACCCGGTACGCCGCCCGCCGCCAGCGACAGCCGCGCCGTGAGGCCGGCCATCGCCTTGACCAGCTCCGTGACGGTGCGGGTGAGCTCGCGCATGTCCTTGTCACCCTCAGCGAGGCGCCGCTCGATCTCGGTCAGGCGGGTGACGATGGTGCCGAGTTCGCGGTCGTGGTCCGTCATCGGGCGACCTCCCGCTGCCGCTGCAGCCGCTGGTGGATAGTCCAGGCCGCGACGCCGATTACCGCGGCGGCGACGCCCCAGGGGCCGAGCGCCCGCAGCACCGCGGCCAGCCCCTCGGCATGCGGCGCGAGCGTGGTGACGGCGTCGACCACCGCCGCCGCCGTGACGCCCGCGACCACCGAGCCCGCCGCAGCACGGACCGTCCCGCTGTGGGCGAGGCCTGGCTGGACCAGGCCGGCCATGCGCAGGCCCTCCGCGATCGTCTCCGGGGCGTAGGGCATGCCGCCGAGCTCGTGCCGGATGATCGCCTCGACGAGGCCGCGCATGGTCGCCGCGTCGTGCAGGTCGATCGGGTCGTCGAGCGCGACGCCGAGCCGCGCAGCGACCGCCGCCTGATAGGCGCGGGTGTCGTTCTCGCTGCTCGGCGCCCAGCGCGCCACGACCCCGCGCACCGTACGGAGGCCGTGCCGGTCCTGGTAGCTCTGCAGCAGCAGGGCCAGGGCGCGGATGCCGTGCTGGTGCGAGCGGAAGCGGCAGAAGCGCCCATCCGAGGGTGGGTCCTCGAGGCCGAGCCACTTGTTCGTAGCGAGGTGCTCGATGTTGCCGGGGTTGCGGTTGCGGTATCCCCGGCTGAGCTTCGGATCGCTGCTCATGCGCCGGACGCCGGGACGCGGTTGAGCCAGACGCGCACGGTCGCGTCCGCCGCCAGCGCCGCGGCCGTGGCGATGCCGATCGAGAAGTTGCCGGTGGCGGTGGTGGTGACGCGGCGGTTGGTGTTGTCCCAGAAGACCCGCGCGCCGGCGGTGATGGCGAGCGAGGGTTCCTTGGTGAGGTCGAACACGCCCTGGGTGGCGGCCTCGATGACGGCGTTCTGGGCGCCGTCGACGGCGGCGACGCCGAACAGCGCGCCGACGAGCAAGCCCTGGCCGGCGGTCACCCCGGCGGCATAGGGCACGGCAACAGCCAGGCTGTCGCCCGGCTGGACGAAGTTCCGCATGCAATACTCCTGCGATGGTGATGGGAGGGGTGCCGCACCGACGCGAGATGCCGGTTGCGGCAAGTAGTGCTTTTCACTATTATCGCAGCATGGACGAAGCCATCTCCGCCGCCGAGGCCAATCGCGCCTTCTCCCGCCTGCTGCGCGAGGTGCGCGAGGAGGGCCGGACCTTCGTGGTCACCTCACACGGCAAGCCCGTGGCCAAGCTGGTTCCCTGCGGGTCGGCCGAGGCCGGCCGCGAGGCGGCGCGCACGAGCCTCCTGGCGCGCCTCGCCCGCCAGCCCGCGCAGGACGTCGGGCGCTGGACCCGCGACGAGCTCTACGAGCGCTGAGGTGAGGGTCGCGCTCGACACCAACGTCCTCGCCTACGCCGAGGGCGTGAACGGCCAGGACCGCAAGGACACCGCACTGCTGATCCTGCGCGACTTCGCCGAGCACGAGCTGATGGTGCCGGCACAGGCGCTGGGCGAGCTGTTTGTGGTGCTGACCCGCAAGGCCAAGCGCGAGGCGGCGGAAGCCCGCAGCGCCGTGCTCGGCTGGTCGGACAGCTTCCCGCTGATCGACACCACGCCGGGGGTGATCCTTGAGGCGATGGAACTGGTGACCACCCATCGCCTCGCCTTCTGGGATTCCGTGATGCTGGCCGGCGCCGCGCAGGCGGGCTGCCGCATGCTCCTCTCGGAGGACATGCAGGACGGCTTCACCTGGCGTGGCGTGACGGTCCGGAACCCCTTCGGCACCAGCAGGATCTGATGGCGCCGAGCGGCCGGGCGATCAGGTGCCCGGATTGAACCAGGCGCCGCGCCAGTCGATGGCGCCGACGCCGAAGTCGAAGATCACGCTGACCTCGACCCCATCGACGCCCGAGACGGGCCCGGTGGTGACCTGCGGTCCCTCTGCCCCGTTCAGGTAGCCGTAGACGTAGACCGGCGCCGAGAGCGGGTCGGAGAACAGGTACCAGCGGTTGGCCGGGATCAGCGGCTCGACCACCGGCTGCACGAAGCCCGCGAAGACGTTGGCCTTGGCCGTCTCGCTCGCCTGCACGACCACCGTCGCCTGCCGGGCGGCGAGCTCGAGGTTCGGCCCGACCAGCAGGCGCATGGTCTGGCCCATGGAGATCGGCAGGCCGTCGAGCGTGCGCTGCTTCATGATGGCGGTGCGGCCGGCGCCGATGGTCGAGGTGTCGAGCACCGTGCCGGTGCTGGCCTTGTTCGCGCGCGCCGCGCCAGTGGCGAAGACCGGGGCGCTGCCGGTGGCGAGGGTCGGGCCGTCGCCGTTGGCCGCGTTCAGCAGGTTGTAGGCCGTGGCGTTCTCGAACTCGGCGACGCGACGACCGATGGAGGCGGCGAAGTCGGTGAAGGCGCCGAGGTCGTCGTTGACCAGCATCGGCCGCGTGACGCGGATGCGCCGCGCGAAGGTCTGGAGCAGGACGATCTCCTGGCTCTCGGACATGGTGCCGACCTGGATCTCGCCGTTCTCGGCGAGCGGCAGCAGGGTCGGGAAGTCGCCGATGCG